ATGCTGTCACCACTAGCTTTGCGCGCTTTAAAGCCAAAAGACAAGCGCTACGAGGTCACTGATAAGAATGGCCTGGTTATACGTATATCGCCTAATGGGCGCATGACGTGGAGAATAAACAAGTCTGTCAACGGTAAACGTATCACACGCCAGCTTGGCGATTATCCGGCTATGAGCTTAGCTGATGCACGAGATGCACTTGCTCAGCTTACTAATATATCAAAAACCACTGTTGATGATACATTCGAGGGAATTTATGCTGATTGGCTTGATCTGAAAAGACAGAGCATAAAGAACTGGCAGGACATAGATGAGCGTATGCAGAAGTATATACTGCCTAAAGTCGGCAAGTTACCCTTCAGCGTGATTACTCCTCCTCAGATAATTAAGATACTCAAAGAGGAGCTTGAGAGCCGTGGCAAGCTCGAAACAATTAAGCGCATCTGTGGCTATATCAAAGAAGTTGAGATGTTTGCCATTAACTCTGGACGTATCGATGCGATGCGCTTTCAGGGTATACATAAAGTATTTGCCCGACCTTCCACTAAGCTTAATAACAGACCAAGCGTACACCCATCGCATTTGTCTGAGATACTGCCTAAGCTGAGGCTTGAAGCAGTCAAGGCACCAACTACTTGGGATGCAATTATGATAGGCTTTTATACCCTATTACGTCCAGGTGAATACTGTGCCCTAGAATGGCAGTGGATTGATATGAAAAATCAGTGCATATCCATACCGGCTGACGTTATGAAGATGAAGCGTATGCACGTTGTACCAATCAGTACACAACTGCAGAAGATACTTGAGAACCGTCCACGCTTTGGCAAGTACGTTTTAACTTCTCCAGACAGGCCGGGCTCCCATATAGGTACAGCAGCACAAGAAAATTTCTTTCGCCGTCACGGTATGAAGGGTGTGCTGGTGCCACACGGTATACGAAGTATCGGACGTACATGGATGGCTGAAGAGAGAATTGACCATGATATAGCAGAGATGTGTCTTGCTCATCGTGTTGGTACTAGTGTTGAGCTTGCATATAACAGAACGGACTTTTTGGAGTTACGAAGGGATGCTATGCAGCGTTGGTGTGATTATGTAGAGTTGTGCTTAAAAGGTGGCGCAGATTTGCTGTTATGATTTTTTTTGTAAGGTTGGTACGACAACAAATAGCCCCTAAAGATGGGGGCTATTTTTTTTTACGCATGCATGTGCTTAACTCTGTCATGCACCTCGGCCTTTTTGGCATCATTGAACCTGTCCAGAGTGCCAACAAGATAGCCAGTGACACGTCTAATTCTCTCGAACTTAACGCCCTTGCCAACAATGCCATTAACAGCGTGTAATCTTGTGTACATTATTTTTTCTTCTCAGTCTCCTTTAAAAGTGTTTTTACCTTGTCACGCCATAAAGCTGGTACTTCGTCAATAGTCATAATTCCACGATTGATGCGCATTAAATAAAATTTAACCATTCTTTTTTAACTCCTCTAATTGAGCATAAATATCTGAAATCATTGATCCTAGTTCTGCGATCGCATCTTCGGTTGTAGTGTCATCTGTATTCATGTCAGATATAACACCACCTAAGTCAGACACAGCATTTTCTAATATAGATAATTTGCTATCTACTTTGGCATCCCAGTTTATATCTGTAAAATTTTCTGTTACATAATCAATGGATAGATTGTCAATCTTTTCATTTTTGTAGTCTTCACAAATCTGATTAAAGATTGCTAAGTTCTCATCAATCCATGAGCTAAATATCAGAGAATAACGGGCTTTGTTCTCATCGTTTGAGTTCGCAGATGCCAGACAGTCTAAGTATCCTGTAAATTTCTTTTGCTGGGCTACAGTATCAAAGTACACATATACAGCATCCTTAATACTTAAAAGTAAAGAATCACCACCTGCAGCAATTAAAGTTAGATCTTCGCCTGTGTTTTCAACCTCAATCGCCTGTTCTTTCTCTAAGCAGTAGTTATTGAGTTTTGCACCTAATTCTGTATTAATCGCTATGATTAAGTTTCCGTAGTTCTTGCCGTCAACGGATAAATCAATAAAGTGTAAATTCTCTCGTTTTTGTCCAAAATAAGAAACTGATTTATAACTAATATTCATTTAATTCCTCTATGCTATTTGAATTTTCTGCGTTGATGGGGAAGTAACAAAGCCAGCAACAGTAAGCGATATAGTAAATGAAAAGTTTTGCTGTTTAATCACCACATCCCCCGCTTTTACAGTGACTGTACCTGTAAAGGTTTTCGACCAAGTGTATGGAAATAGGATAGGACCACCGTATTCACCGAAGTCAGTATTTTGAGGTGCAAATGGTGAATTACGCCCATACATATTTGTATCGCTTACAGTAACGGTTGCACCTGACGAATTGTAAAAACTCCAGTCAATACTAACCGTGTAAACAAATACGCCACCGGCTTTACCACCTGCGATCTTACATGATGCAGTAACGTACGCATCAGTGGTATATGCAGAACGACTACCACATGCTAGTCTATAGCCATTAACCATTAAAGGTGATAATGTATATATTCTGTCACCATGTGTAACCTCAGCAAATCTATCACCTTTAAAGCATGGAATCCATCCACCATCAACAGCAACGCTGGGAGTTGTTATCTTTGATGATGTCTTTACCATTGAATAGGTAGTGCCACCATAATTGATTTTAATTGTTGCCATTAGCCAACGCTCACCTCATATCCGCTGATAAAGAAACTACCATTATTAGTTGAACGAGAGGCATAGCTAGCTGATGTGGCATGAGTTGCACTGTCAGCTGATGCGGCCGAATCTACACGCGTTATGGATACATTACCGGATGTATCTGGCTTAGTGCCGTTAATACTTTTAATAAAGTTTTGTTGGGCAACAGCATGGGGAGTCACTGCCATAGATGTGTTTGATGCGTTTTGCTCAATATTATCGCAAAGCTGAACAATACCTTTTACGCTAGTTGTGGCATCTGGAACTAAAGCTAAAACATCCTGTTTAAGAGGAATTTTTTGCCAGACAGAATCGTTAGTACCTGGCTTAACAACTGATGAGGCAGGACCATTATTTGCCACACAGAGATATAGACGTTCGTCGGTAAAGACAATGTCATTTTTTGAATAATTTTTATCTCTTAAATATTCAAATGCTGTCCCTGTAGGAAATTTTAAAGTTAAGATAGCTGTTGCAAGTTGATTGAGAGAATTCTTGTCAGGTAAAACTCCAAGTTCTTTTATAACATTAAGAAGCTCAGTAGTTATCATATGAAACCATGCTGCACCCGGCTGAGTTGCGGGAATACCAAGAGAAGGACTTCCTTCTGTTGGATATCCTTCCTGCAGTTCTTCAATTTTTGGTGCTGCAGCTGCAATGTCTTTTTTATATCCGTTAAACATATATTTTTCCTTATTTACCGTAAGTGAAAATTGTTGAAGTATGAGCCGGTGTATAGTGTTTAACTAAACACTCAAATAGCTCATTTCCCCATTTCTGAAGACGTTCAGATACTCTTGAAGTGGTTTTAAAGGGAATGGAGTTAACTTTCTCGACGTTAATTGTATAGAACCAGTTAGACCATATTTCTGAATAAAGGGCGTCATCAGCAGTTGATGCAACAGTAAAAACACGTTTAGCATCTATTTTCGTTTCTGAATAACCGCATGACTGCCCTATCAGATAAACAAGCTCTTGAAATGTAAGGCCTAACGTTCTGATTTTAATTAACAGTTCTGTTCTTAAAACCTCGAGATCATCATCTTCTGATCGACATTCTTCAGGAATACCCCATTGATGAAACCAGTCTAAAAGAGTTATTGAGGCTGACTGGGGATCAGATTCATCAATCATTTTAGAAATGTCAGCATCAAGCCGTGCAAATTCAAGAGCAGCAAGATATAACATCTTCATGAAGAAAGTGTTGTCTTCAAGTTCCCAGGCAGGGCCTTTTGGTAGCAGTTTCTTCATTGCAGAATAATAGTTATCAGTTGTAAAACTTACTCTTCCCATGTTATATCTCCCACGGTAGGCAGATAAGAATTAGACTGAGCAACTACATCTGTTGCCGGTTCAATAATGGTGTGATCAATCTCATCAGCTACGGATGATAAGGCAAGATGGATATGAGACAGATATATAGTGCCACCGGGCTCAGCTTCAGATTTGAAAAGATTATGGATAGCTTCTACGGCGGCGTTTCTAATAGCCAGCGTTGAAGGAGTTATTTTTAATTTAAAATTAATTTTCTGCTCTACAGGTGCAACAGCATAGATAGCAGCTAAAACTGAAGCTTTACTTTCAAGATGTTTCTGAACTTTATTTATAAGCGCAGTGTCTGGCATTGAATAATCATTGCATAAGAATCTTACTGTGACAGTTCCAACACCTAACTCTTTAGGAAAACACCACGCAAAACCAACTCCTGTAACTTCTTTTGCCCAGGCAATATAATCAGCTTTGGTTCCCTGTCTTGGTGGTTCCTGAGTACGAAAAAGAATGCGTTGTCTTAACTCATCATCTGTCTCTGCATCTATTCCGCCAGCAATATCTGAATGTACTATCGCATTGGCAACACCTTTTAATGAATTGACAAGATCAAGTGTATTGCCTTTGTTAAGGTTATAAGCTTTACCAGATAGAATTGCTTTTACCGAAGTAATTCCTTCTGAATTTGGGCTTGAAGTGGTTTGATACTGTATACCAGACTGAGACTGCAGCAGGGTACCTACAGGAACGTCTACAACATCGTTGTAGTAGTTAAACTTAACCTCTCCCGTTGCTTTTGTTGCCGTTTTTCTAGTCAGATTAAAAATAGAAGCTCGTCTTTCAAGATAAGCTGTTTCAGCTGAATCAGAAAACAGCTGATTTTTGTAATAATCAAGAGCAGCATAAATTGAATGGGATACACCTGCAATGACACGGATAAAAACAGATAAGTCGGAGCGTCTTAATTCTTCTGAAGTTAAGCGTGATGTTGCATCATTCTCAATTCTTGTGATGATGTCACTCAATTTTGGCCTTAAATTATTCATTTATACCTCTTTAAACTTATAACTTGTCTGTTTACCGTCAACTGTTAATACAACACTGATATTCACTCTGTTAATTTCAGAACGCTCTACAGATACATCTACATTTGAGCAAATTCCGTCTTCTATCATCCACTGAAGTGAGTCTCTTGAAACCTCTTCAACCTCTGCTATAACATCATCAGTCAACTTACGTCTTAAGAGTTGCCATAACTTAGAGCCAATTTTGTCCCCCTGCTCAACAGGATAGGTATCACCCCACCAGCCATATTTATTAGAACCGTCATAAACGTCTCCAGTGTCTGCACGTTTCCATGTGAATAAGCTAATAACTACAGCCCTTGAAAGGCTGTCATTCATATCTGCTGTTACAAGTGAGTTGTTTAAGAACATCTGCATAAATACTCAAGCCTCTTTAACTGTTTTCTGCAAATATGGCTGGCCGAAAAATCAAAAAGACGGAATAAACCGTCTTTCTGTATGTAATAACATTTAACTCCAAGTATGTCTTCAGCCGAAGTACATCGATACGACTTATCATGACAATAAACAATATTGTCAAATAAACTGCAAAGATCATCGGTTCTATACCATGAACCTTTGTCAAATGACCATACTGGGATTATTCTTTCTGATATATTCATTAACTTGGGGTTCCTGTATTTTCGTTGCCACCTTGAACACCAGTATGAACATGGTGCTGCAGACTGATTGACCCGGCTGTAATATCTTCTTCTGAATGAATTAACCCCTTAGCATTAACAGTACCGCCAAATGATGCCTTACCACCACCTTTTGTGCCTGTAATTAGAGTGCCTGTAACAGTTACATTTCCGTCAAGCATAATTGTTGGAGCGGTTACGGTTGCAGATGTTTTGCAAGTAACAGATGAGGTGTCACAGTTAACCGATGCAGCACTTTTACAGGTTGCTGTTAAGTTATCGCACTTAGCTATAATGTCGTTTGTTGTTTTTACTGTTATTGGATCATCTACACCGTCAATTTCTATACCATCACGTTTTAAATATACATGACGTTTCTTATCATCGTAGATAACAACTTCACCTGTCTTCATCTGAGTGATTCGATAGCGCCTGTCTGCAACATTGATAACTACACCATGATTTCGTTCATCATCAAAGAAGAGATTAATTGCATCTGTCTTACCGTCTGTATAAGGCTCTGAACTGAAACCATAAGGCTCGATATGTTCCATCTCATCTTGGGTGGTGTCAGAATCATATCTTGTCTGAAATTCTCTGAGTTTTAAATCACCTGAAGAACCTGTGACGGTTGACCGAACTATCTGTGACATATTTAATCCTTAATGGTATTTGCCATCCTGTCCTACAAGCTTAACTTCTGATTTTGATGACCATGATCCATTCTTTTTTGTGACTTTTGATTTTTTCTGAGCCGGTTCATCTGTCTGTCTAAATCCTGTAGGTGGAACACATTCAAGAGTGGTAATCATTCCATTGTTATCAAGTGTAAAAGTAACCTTGGTGATTAGCATTTCTTTTGTTGATGAATTTGAACCAACACCAGAACCTAACACAATATCATCTTTAATCTTGACTAAAGTGTTTACCTTCCACAAATCGCCTTCAAGACCGTCTTTACCTGTGCGCCATCCTAAAACGGTATATGTGATTTTCTGTGATTGCGCTTTGCGATATTTAGCTTCCTGTTCTGGGCCATTTGATATGCCACCGTTCATGGTCTGCTCTTTGTAACGGTAGAATCTGAACCTCTTAATTTCATCATCCTGGCATTTAGAAATCAGCTGCAGGTCATCACCAAATTTCTTATTATTTCCCTTCTGATCATTGTCATACCAGTAATGAGAAAAACGCTGGCTATAATCCTTTTGAGTTGAAGCTGTCAGAATATTGGTTCCTAATTCTAATGTTGCACCGGATGATTTAGGAGCATCAGTATCAGCAATTATCAGATTGCCATACTCATCATCCATAAAATATAGTCCTGATGATTTGGTTAAATTCTGAATTGCCTTAAAAACTGTTTCACTGTTTTTTACAGTAGAGTGAACATTTGAATTAACTGCAGCCTTATTTGACTCACAGACAAGCTTAATGCCATAAGGCGCAATTAACTGAGCTACAGCTTGTTTTAAAGGGATGTTTTTAAACTGAGTAACGGCCTTGGTAATATTTGGCTCTACAAAAGCTTTGCCTCCGTTAATATTCTTTGTCCATGAATTATTTTTAATACGGGATAAGTCATACCCCTGTGGTGCTACATTGCAGTCAACTAAATCTTCGGTTTTACTTCTGCCAACGACTGAAGCTGTCACTGATGTACCGTTGTAGCTGATTGGAGTTGAATCAATAAAACCTGTCAGTACAAGATCATCACCTATTGTGAGCTGAATTTCATCACCAGAAGTAAACTTTGGAATTTCACTTTGAGCATAAACTTTTGGAGTTATATCCAGCTGAAATGTTCTAGATAGAGCATTAATCTCTGAAGTAATCGATACAGATGACCAGTAGTTATAGGTATTTGAACTGTTAACTTTAAGCTGTACTGTATTTTTATTGACCATAAAAAAGCCCACAATTAAGTGGGCCTCCATAACAAATTAAAACTAATATTTTTCACATTCAATGGAATCATCAGAATGCTGTATACAGCGATATTCTTTGCCATCGATCGTTACTTTCGTTCCTCTACTCATAGGATCAATCATACTGTTAACACCACTAAAAAGTTCAAGTTGCTCTTTTAAACTACCTAGAGATTCATAGTCGCGATCTTCTGCGTCACATGTATCATAAATACCGTTTACAGGATCACAATAAGCATTTGCGTTTCCAATTGAGGATAACAAAGCAATTAAAACTATTAAATTTTTCATATCAACTATCCTTCTTTTCTCGAATTATAGTCTAAAAATTAATGGTTAAAACACTAAGATACAGATTTTGTAATTCTGATTGGTACCTTTTGCATGAACAAAGGAAAATGAATGTTATTACGTCTTATGATTTCATCCACTCTGCTGGTATTGCCATACTGTTCATAAGCTAAAACCAAAGTAGGCTGTGGCTCTTTTGGAGTTACAGTTATGGTTTTACCATCTGCTAGAACCTCATTTGTAAAGTAATGATATACATTGCTGTAGAGTTCCTCCAGACTTGCATACAAATTACTGTCATCAGTACCCTGATATATCATTTCAGCTTCAATAACTGAAAGAACTTCATTACGCAGTGCAAGAATTTCATCTTCGGATTTGGTGTTTCCGGCTGTGTCAATGTCTCCGTCATTCTCACCATCCAGGTTTGTTCCGACAAGAGAAACAATACCGGCTAACTGAGCAAGTAAAGTAAGCCTTACTGAAGTTTTTACAGCTTCTGCTAATTCTGATTTCTGAGTGTTAATATCAGTCTGCCTAAAATCAACTGTTGTTCCTTGAACCGTACCTTGAGCAGTTCCTTGAGATGTCCCAAGAGCAGTGCAGGTGACTGATGAGGTTGTACTTAATTCATCAGAATGAATTAAATTAAGTACAGCATGCCCTGCATTTCTCCAGTTCTGAATAACATTAGAGTAATTACCTACTCCTAATGAATCAAAAAGGGATGAAACAAAGGAAGAGGAATGGCTCAAATCTGATGCTGCTGTTGTTATAAGATTTGATATGGAATCAGATAAATCAAAAATCTTTGAAAAAGTTGAATCTGAAAGACATCCTAATATATTGAAATATGTGCCATTTGCGATATCTGTTGCAATAGTAGTGTACTGGTCTAAATCCTCTACAGATAGATTGAAAGTATCCAGTACATTTTCTGCAAAGTTATCAGCCCATGTTCTTAACTTTGAGCCAAAATCAAAGCCAGCTGAATGTGGGTATTTAGATTCACCAGCTTCAATAAAAGTCAGAGTGAAGTTAGAAATACGCTTTTCGGCATCCCATGTGATCCTTGGTGTATCAATGGGGTAAACGTTAAGCGTACCTAACCATGGGTGTATAAGCTTACAAGCAGAAACAATACCGTTACTGTCTTTTTTAGGCTCTTCAATGGCATTTATCAGCCTTTTGGTTCGCTGAATATAATCAGTGCCAATAATAAAGCCTGTAACAGTAAACTGTCTTTTAAGACGTCCTAAATCTTCAGTGTAAGGAATATCACGCTGTGGATATTCATGAGTGATATTTCTTCGGCCAAAGTTAAATTCAGAGCTTACAACTTCAAAAGACACACCATTAAAAGAGGCCTTTCGTAATCTGGTAGAAAACATTACAAGCTCCTTAATACACCTGAATTTGTCTTATACTGAATGCGACCGTCGCCATGCTGAGATGTTGACTCAACTTCAGCTGTAGTTCCTTCAGCTGACTTTACATTGATATTGATATCGCCCTTTAAGGCGCCACCAGATGCAGTTGCAAGAGTAGTTGCCGGCACATTTATATTTGAATCATCACCAAAACCAAAGAAGTTTTTAGTTTTATCCCAGCCGTTTGACAGTGTTGAACCTATCTTACTAATGCCTTTTGCTGCAGATTCAAATGGAGCAAAGAATACATCTTTGATTTTGAGCCATAAATTAGCGTAAAAATCGACTAGGCTTAAGAATGTTTCTTTAATGGTGTTTACAGGATCATTGAATAAATTGGACAGCCAATTTTTCATACTGTTCCACGCATTTTTTATTGGAGATAATACGTCAAGGATATAATCAATCATTCCGCCAAAACAGGATTTGATAGCTGATTCAGTTACATCTACGATGTTTCCCCATAAATTCGCATAAAACCCAACAAGACTTAAAAACGTATCTTTTATGGTGTTTACAGGATCATTAAATAAATTGGACAGCCAGTTTTTAATACCATTCCAAGCTTTTTTTATTGGTGACAATGAACTTAAAATATAAGTGATCATCTTAGCAAAAAAGGCTTTAATTTTTGTGACTGTTGACATGGTAAAGCCAACAAAAGCATTCCATGCATCTTTGCACCATTTGCAGACAGTATCCCAATTCTTATAAAGAAAATAGACAGATGCAACAATAGCTGCAATCGCTGCAATAATGGCAGCTGCAATTAAGACAATAGGATTTGACCAAAGTGCAATATTAAACAGAGTTGTAGCTACTGTTACAGCTTTGATTGCAGTAGCTATCTTCAAGAATGCGCTAATAGTACCTATCAGAGCAACAACAAATTTACTTGCAAATATTGTGGATATAACAATCGCTACTGTTTTGACTCCACCAAGATAATTAAAAAGCTTTACCAGATTTTTGGTAAAAGTAACTGTTTGAGAAATTACCTGTTTAAAATCAATCTTTTTAATGCACTCAACAAAATCCTTAACTGATGATGCTATTTCTGTTGCGATCCATTCTCGATTGGTTGCAATCCACTCAGTCATAGATGCAATAACAGGCTCAACGTAAGGTATCAGCTTTAAGCCAATAGCAAGGCTAAAACCTGTAACAGCATCTTTTAAACGCTGAATTGTGTCGCCCATTGATTTTGCTTTTAAGGTATCTTCATCTGACACAACAATACCAAGATGTTTTGCCTCGTCTGCATAATCTTTAAGAGCCTGAGAACCATCCTGCAGCATTTGGATCAGTTCCTGTCCAGACTTGCCAAAAGTGGTTGTCGCAATATATGCCTTTTCAGAATTGTTTTTCTGACGTTTCATTGCATCGGCTAATTCTGGCATTAGTTCAGCTGTGGTCTTCATCTGACCATTTGCTTTTTTCATTGAAATGCCTAATTTTTGGAACATTTCAACTAAGGCTTTGTTCTTGCCCTGTGCTGCATTAGCTAAATTCTTATTAAAGATAACCATGCCCTGATCAAGAGCTTCTGTTGAAGAGCCAGCCATTTGGGCAGCATGTCTTAAAGTTTGAACAGCATCAGTGGTGGTACCAAGTTTTATTGCAGCATCTTTCACTGAAGAGCCATAATCAGTAAATGTACTAATTGAGCTCTTAACAGTTGCACTTACTGCAGTAAAAGCACCAGCAAGCGGTACAAGAGTTAATGCACCTAACTTTGAAGCATTAGATGCAAAAGCCTGTGATGCTTTTTCAAAGTTTTTAAAAGAACTCTTTAATTTTTTTAACTGTGGTGAAGCTTTATCACTTACAGTAAAAAGAGCCTTAAACTCTTTGATATTTGCTGATGCCATTCTTATTCCCTTTGTGAATTAATCTCATCTGCAATACGATTCGACTGTAAAACCATTTCTTCAAACCGCTCAACATCAAGTTGTTCAATATCAAGCGGTGAAAGATGCCAAAAATACGCAGTCGAATAGATACAGTCAATAAATTGCTTTTCCGTTCTTGGGCTTAATCCCCACTTCCGAAAAAACCGGTTACAACACCTACTGCTGCAGTGAAATCAGGAATTGACATCTTATCTACAGCTGATGGAGGTATTGAAGCAAGAGTAGAAATATACTTTGCAACAATATCAGGATTAAATTTCAGATCGCCTTCTGAAGTAAAAAAGATGGGATAACCAATTCTGCGAATATCACCAACACTAGGCTTTCTGAACTCTAAAACAGATACTGTCTCAGTGCCCATCTCAATAGGCACTGATAATTTTAAGTTTTCTGCAACTGACTTCATTTAGTTCTCTCCTAACGCTGTAAGTGACCATCAAGGCCTGTAAACTCTAATGACACAGTACCGTCTGACGAATTAGCTACAACTTCACCTTCAAGCCATGCACCATTTAAGGTGTATACCCAACCATTGGCAAGCTCTGCAGTAATTGTCATATCATTGCCAGACAGTGCATCAATATCAAAGTCAGGCTCAAGAAATGCAGTACATTTAACATATGGAGCTATATTAGTCTCACTGTATCCTGCCACACCTGTAGAACCTACTTTCTTTTCTTTGGTTGTTTTTAATAAAGGTATTTCGACTGAACCTTCAACAGATAACTGAGCACCGTTAGCTTTAATGTAACAGGTGCCCGCAAATTTTTTACCCATTTAAAAAATCTCCTCTTAATCAGAATACTGTAAACGGAACTGAGCCTGTAACGCAAAAATGCGAAGCTGATTAACAAGATCAGGAGGCAACAGCACATCAAGACGGTTAACATCTGAAGTATTACGCTCTACAATCAGATTCTTAGCGAACAGTTCAGCATTCTCAACAAGGCCGTCACGTTCCATGGCTGAATACTGAGCAATCAGCTCTGAACGAATTACAGAAGGGGTAACAATTGCCTGTCCTGCGCCGTATCTGGTACCGTCATTTGCTAGCTTATGGCGTGCATATTTTGAGGTAATAACGCCCTTAAGACGGGTAATGATCTCTGCTAATGTATACAGAGTTGTGATATCAAGATATGAATTATCTGCATCACCGAACTTGTTAACCTGATATGTGGTGATTGCGCGCTCAATCATTACAGTGCCTGACTGATAATAAATTGTTGCGATTCCATTATGGAGTAAAGTATTTTTATCATTAAAATTAAAACGCTTTTCCATACTTGGTTGCATTAAGCCGTTCAGTTCACCGGTTTGTACAGGACGGGCAGGATCATTAGTAATAAATCCGGCAATACGACCTAAAACAGCGCCTGTCACAATATATGCAGGTTCTGCATTCTTCTCTTCAATGCCGAATACTGTGGTATGCTGGTCATTGCGAGTATTACCAAAAGTAACTAAGCTTTCAGTATTACCTCTGAGGGTTGTAAACACATGACCATACTGCATTTTTGCATATGACCAACGTCCGGTGGAATCATTCATCTCGGTTTTTACAGCATCAAGCGCTGTAGCAGAATTATTTTCAATTCCAATAAACCAGAATGTTTCTGAGGCAACAGCCTTAAAAGCTTCTTTATAATCAGGCTCACCAGAACCATTTTTCATATCATCGATAGTAAGAGTAATGCCTGCAAGATCAGATTCTCCACCAACGTCGCCCTGAAGGTTCTTATCCAATCTGATTTCATTTCCAGTAATGCCAGCTACTTTAGCTGTAATAGTGATTACACTATCTTCATCATTCTTTTCAGCTGTAACGGGTAAATCTTTATCTGCATTGATTGCCTGAGTTAATGCAGTTAGGACTTCATTTGCAGTTGTTCCTGCAGAACATGCAACTGATACGAGCTGAGAACCAATATACAGATAGACTGCTCCGCTCTCTGTTGCTGTTCCTTTAACGGTAATTGAGCCTGTTGATGCAGTAGCTGACTTAATGTCTACAGGTAAACACCATAATTCTCCTGTACCATTCTGATTACGGAATGCCTCTGCCATTAAAGCTAAAGGCGAACCACGACCAAACTTTGTTTTTGCCTGTTCAGTTGAGGTGATTAATGTAGGAACACCTGCTGTTGCAGTTCCAGAAGAAGCCATTGAACCGATTAAAAGGCTCTTCTTTTCTGCTGTTGCGGTATTTGCCATTGAATTGTCTACTTCTGCGTAGAACAAAGGAACTCGTACATTTGAAGGTACGTAATTAAATGAAACAGACATTATTGTCTTCTCCTTGGTTTAGTTACCATAAATCTTTATAAATAGTTTGATCTTGTGGCTCCGATTTAGCCTTACCTTCTGTAAGCCCTGTAAGTCTGAGTTTTGCATCTATATTTCCATCCGGCTTATCAGATTCAATTTTGTCTACATCAGCATAAAACTTGTCAAAATTGCCTAAATTCTCATGTTCTGTCTTGATATATGTATCATCCGTATCAAGCATGTACTCTACTGTGAACTCTAACTGTACACACCACATGGCGGGAGTGGATGATGTATCAATAACTCTGTAATTTGCGTATTCATATACACACTGAGGATCGCCATTAGGAGCCCACCCTAACAAAGCTTTGAAAACCTCATCTTTTAAATCTTCAATTTTGTCTGCGCCTTCCTGTCCTCGAACATCAAGACTAGGAACACATAGAACCACTGCTATAGTCGCTGTTATTAACTGCTTATATGAGTTTTCTGAACTCTGTAGGGTTTTAGGATCTTCTGACTGGGTAAATACATAAGCACATGGAAGTTTCTCAGGGTGAACAACTGACAGGCTGACCCATTGAAGTGCCCCATAGACACGTTTGCTAAGTGATGGGCATCGCTCTCTTAAAGCTTTGATAGTTGAGCTGACTCGCATCCTATTTTCTCCAAATTTTTATGCCCTCTGTCATAGCGCTGTCTATGATTTCTTTTATTTGTTTTTCGTTCTGGGTCGTTGCTGTTTCAATGAAGTTTTTTCTTGGTTTAAGTCGTCCGTCTTTTCGACCATAATTTAAAACCGCAGGATAAAAGAAACTGTCTTCAATCGTTGATACTTGTACACGTGACCACAGATGATCTTTTCTTTTAGAATTTTTAATACGAACATGACGTCTCATACGTCCTGTATTACGTCCGGGATATTCGCCAGCTTTTGAAGGGCCCTTTGATGAAATCAGTTTTTTAGACTGCTGCTGTACGATTTTGGATGCCTTTTTGAGACCTGTCATTACGATTTTTCTGTCAAAATCCATGACATCAAGGCCTTTAGGCATTTTTACACCTACATGAAAGAACTCACCCATCTGCTAGTCCTGCCATATTGTTAGCATTTACAGTTTCACTTTGAATATCACCGAGTTCACGAGCTTCAACCATGGTAAAAAAGTTCTGACCATTGCACTGTGTTACCCTGATAGGAATATATGTAATATCGCCTTCTTTTATCAGAATACTTCGGCTTAAACTTCTTGCATCTGTCATTCCTTTAACAGAACGGAACCAGAAACGGTGTGTAGTTTTGTTCTCTGTCTGAATATTATTGAAATACATTGAGCCTGTAGGTTCAATTTTGCAGAACACTGTACATATAAGCTCATCAATACTCTCAACTTCATGACCGTTAACAGGATGATCAATTCGAGAATATATGCTGACTCTGTGCCTTAATTCTCCAGCGGTGGGAATTGATACGCTCATTACTCGTCCTCTCGAATATATTTGATATAAGGGTCAAGAAGGTGCTTGTGAAAGGTACTATATGTAGCTTGTTCTGACAGCTCTCTGTGAGCGTATAAATCGCCTACAAGGCATAAAATAAACTGTTTAACAGTTAATGGGATGTCACCATTAGGCGATAAAGTTGACACAGCCTCATCATCGAATCTTTTAATAATTTCTCTTTGTAAAATCTGCTCTGCCTGTTCTGTAGCTACAATAATGTAATTACGAATAAGATCATCTTCAAATGTATCATCAACCCTTAACTGAGTTTTAGCCTCTTCAAGAGTGCATGGAGTCTGAGAGATATCAGTTATTGGGCTTGGAGTGTAAAGAGACATTATTAAAAAATCCTATAAAAAAGGGGGGCATATGCCCCCAATGCTGACTACAAGCTAAATTACGCGGTTACTGGAATAACAAAATCACCACCGTTAATTGCCTGTGGCATCTCGTAAGCAACGCCTAAACGGCGCTCAACTCTGATAGTGATTAAGTTCTGAGTGAAGTTAACATTGTCTGAATCTGACATTGCAACGTTTAGAGCCTGCCTGTCGTATACAGTAGCACCTAAAGAGATGTTGCCTAAAATATACTTGCCGGCAGTTACAGATGCAGAAGTTACAACTGGAATGCCCCATAATGACTTAGTGGCAACAGACTGAGGACCACCTAGGATGTAACGCTTCTGACCGTCTTTTAACATTGCAAGCTTTGTCCAATCAGATGGATTTAGCAGGATCACTTCTGGAGTAATGTATCTACCCTCAAGCTCTGCCTTATTCTTTAATACGAAGTCAAACAGAGTTGAATCTGCTGCAAAATCTTTAGCTACAATCTGCTTGCCTGTTACAGGATCATTGTAATTACCAGCGTGGAGTAAACCTTCAAGTTCAGTTGAACCGCCTGTACCGGTAACAAGCTGAGAATCAACACGAGCCTGTAAACCGTACTGCATCTTCTGCTCAATATAAGCAGCCAAAGCTGGAGCGTCTGCTGCAAGCTGATTTGTGATTCTTGTCCAGTGGGCAATAGTTACAATCTTTGCAGTTGCAAGTGAAGTAGCCCCAAATACAGATTCAGGCTTATCATTCTTTTCAGCTACAAGTGCAGCATTGTTTGTAAATGAACCTTCCTTGACGTATTCAACTGAATTTGAAGTTACAGGCACATGAGGGAATAAGTTCTCAATAATCAATGGAGCTTCTGGAGAAACAACCATACCAGGCTTTCTGTAAGCTGGAATATTGCCATAATCTGAAGTTGCAGCATTAGTGTCAGCTTTCTTTTCAAAAGTAAATAATGCTTTGCGATTATTGCCAAAATTCTCAAATGCTGCAGACTTGGTAAATGCCTGTCCTAGTGAAGGAGATGCTGTCTCTGCTGGAACTTCAACAGATTTCTGTGCTGTGTCTGCTAAGGCTTTTGCTAGCTTGACCTGTTCATCACCAATACGTTTAATCTCTGCCTCAATAGCTGATTTTGACGCTTTATTATCGGAGATTACATCCTCGATTTTTGCATCTATGGTCTCAAGACCCTTTAAAATATCGTTATTTTCCATTTTTTATTTCCTGTATTTCATGAAAATTGACTTGATGCGTTCATCAATGTCATTGTCTACGTGATCGTGTGTTTTTCTGTCAGCATCACACTGATTTAGCACACGTTTGGCTACAGATATAATCTCTTTAGCCTTTGAGCGAGAAAAGCCAGCATCACGCAGACATTTCTCAAAACCTTTAATATCATTACAATCATTAAAATCTGCTGACTTATAACTTGAAATTCTTGCATTGTCATCGGCAGGCAGATTTACAACTGAAATCTCATAAAGCCTGTCAATTGCCTTAATTAAGCAACCACTATACAAATCATCAGGATCTTTTTGTTCATAGCCTTCTTCGGAACATGAAAAGTTGATTGATAAACCAGTCAGCGAGCCAAACTTAATTGCATCAAAAACTTCTTTTGCTTTAGCGTTATTTAGATTCAGCTGTCCTTTTACTTTTAAGCCTACATCATCGACTGACATCTCTGTCCATTTGCCAATAGGCACAGACATTGAATCATGACCATACAGCATTGTAGGTAAGTCACCTTTTGTAATTACATGATCAAATGCTTTAGGCACAATGGTATCGCCGTACGAATCAACACCATTGAATACTGAAGCATATCCTTCAATGATGCCTTCATCAGAGATTTCAAGTTGTGACTCTTTGGCACTCTTATTGAATTTCATTTATTTACTCCTTACTGTTTAGTAGGGTTTTCTGTAATTGGTGTCTGTGATACCTGAGACGCATCAGCCTGGCCTAACTGCTCAAGAGGAAATAAATTACTCTGAGCTGTCAAAGTATCACCGTCTTTAACAGGTGGTAAGCCCTCTTCAACGCGGACTTCATTACGTGTTTTCCAGCCGTTCTGTACTGCAGTTGCTGCAATGCGACTGCGAGCTTCATCATTAGCACGGTTAAGAAATGACAGACGGAATTTAACAGCATGGTTGTATCGTTCTTCAACACATGGGACACGCTTCATGATTGCCTGTTCAAGGCTTATAATCATGGGCAGAATGGTTGACTTGTAAAAGTTTGCTGTAACCTGTTCAATGTTTGAACCTGGTGCTCCACCGCTTGAATTGACAAGAGCAGATGGAACTCCAAACCAGCGACAGATTTCTTCGACACTGAATTTACGTGTATCTAATAATTGCTGTTCGGCAGGATTAAGGCTTAGTTGCTGAAAAGACATATCTGCAGGTAATACAGGTATCTTGTCATCATTCCTCATCTTTTGAAATTGATCGGCAATTTCACCTTTTTGTTTGTCGGTTAAAATCTTAGGAGTAGTCAGAATGCCACTCATTTTTCCTTTTTTGTTGAAAACTGATACAGCAGTTCTTTGAGCAAAGTTAGATTCAGCCAAAGAAATTTTCATAAAATCCAACTTCTTTAGACCGGTAATACCATTACCCATGCATTTCCAATGCAGTATGTCAGATGATTTATAGTCCTGATAATGGTCGTTCTTATCAAGATAACGATAAATTAACTGACCATTTGAAGGATCTCTGTAAATCTGCATCTGCTCTGAAGACAGAGGATATATGCCCTTTACTTGTCCTTTTTTGTCTCCTGTCCATCTGGAGATTAACGCATAAGCATTACCATGCAGACAGTAATTAACAACCATTGCAGAAAAGAACTCATACGGAGTCATATCAGCGTTTGGTGACTCTGACAGAATATAATTAAGATTGCATTTGGTATCAGCGTTCTTATTACCTTTACCGTCAACAATAAATACATCACAAGGCAGAGATGCAATAGTGTGACTTAAAAGATCAATACAAGCCCATACAGTAGGAATCTGTAGAGCCATATCCGATGAATATGCATTTGTTCCTTCAACGATTGGCACCATAGGGCTGTTATTCTGCCAGCCTGAGTGATCGCCTGTAGTGCCACCCCAATTTGTCAACCATTTAAAAACATTCATATTTTTTACCTGTAAATCTAATATGCTAAGTCGATATTTAAACTGCCTTCAAGATAATCTGTTGAAACCTGCATAAAAATAGCCTGTCGTAAAGCCATGATTAACGCTACAATGCCATCAATTTTGTTCTCTGGGTTTTCTTTTCTTGGATAAATATTATCTTTGGCATCTAAATGTGCGACTACGTTCGAGGCCATCCACTCAAGAACAGGATTTCCATCAGTGTGTAGCAGTTTCTGATAAATCAAAGCCTGCATTTCTTTCATAGCTTCGCTGAAGTTCTGAACGGTAGGCTTAATCTCAACCATGGTCAAACCTTCATTAGCAAGGTTAGAAGCTAACTGATATGCCTGCCAAGGATCAAAAGCTATTGCTAAAGTGTCATAATGCAGGGCATCTTCTTTGATATAATCTTGAATAAGCTCTAAATCATTAATAGAACCATCGGAGACATGGATTAAGTCCTGTTTAACCCAGCCTTGATATTGTGAATTTGTAGAACTGTTTATTCTATCTTCAGGTAGCCAGAACTCAGGAAAAACATAGAAGTGAACCTTGCCAACCTTGCCATCATTCTCTTCTCTCCAGAAAAGTCGCACTAAAGCTGTGATATCTGTTTTAGCTGCAAGGTCAAGACCATAAATGCAGTGACATCCCTCAAAATCATCAAGAGTTACATCTGTTCTGATAGCTTTTCGCCATTTATTCATCTGCAGAAAAGCGGTGTCAGCGTTGCACCATATATCAAGGTGCTTTGTTTTGAAGTTATTTTCTGAGCTGGGATTCTCCATAGCTTTGCGCAAAGTCGATAATACCGCCTTGGGCATCACTGATATATTCCAGTTAGGATTAGCTTTTTGCAGTGAGCTTTCTTCTCTCCAGTCGTCGCCTTCATCAATCGTATAGATAATGCCGAAATGAGTATCATCTACAACGGAAGTATTTAACAATTTTTCAACGTACCGTCTTATCTCGTAGCAGATACCGTTAATCAGAAATCCTGCTGTGGTAATCATCCACATAATTGGCTGTGTACGCTTACCGATTGAAGTCTCGACAACGTCATACACTTCACGAGTTTTATGTGCATGAAGTTCGTCGATAATTGCGCAATGGGTATTCAAACCGTCAAGGGTTTTACCGTCTGCTGACTTTGCTTCAAACTTTGAATTAGTACCAGGAATGACCATTGAATGAGCTAGAACATTCAATCCGTATGCTGCACGCAAATCAGGATTTTTACGAGCCATTGCCTGAGCATCATTAAAAACAATCTTTGCCTGATCGCGAGTTGTTGCAAATGAGTAACAGTCAGCACCCATTTCATTGTCAGCACACATCATGAATAAACCGATGCAGCTTAATAAAGTTGACTTGCCGTTACCTCTTGGGACTTCAATATATGCTCTCTGATAACGCCTGAGATTGTTATCATCAACCCAGCCGAATACTGTGGTAAGAATAAAGATCTGCCATGGCTCAAGTACTATCTTTTGACCAGCTTTTTCAGCTTTTACGTGACAGAGCATTTCAGAAAACCGACAAGGTCTTGATGCAAGATTTACATCAAAGTGATACTGCCAGCGTTTTCTTTTAAGATCGTTCTTCTGTCTCTTGCATGCTTCAATAACATAACGACAAGCAGGGATCTTCTTAGCCAGTACGTCGTTAATATAGCCATTAGCGATGGCGATATAATCACGTTTCTGCATAGCCTATAAATCAAGAAAGCTATTCTTGTTATCTGAATCTGACTTTGTTATAGATACTTTCGAGCGAGATGCAGGAGTAAAACCCAGCTCGGTCAGATAATTTTTTAAAATATATTTCAGCTCGTTTTGCTGTTTTAGTACGGGGTTTACAACACGTTTGCCTGTTTTTTCGTCTGTAAGCATTAAACCTTCATGTTGAAGTATCGCTTCTAACTCAAGGATCTTAGACACTGTGTCAGCCCACATCGCAAAAACAGTGTAATCTAGGCTTGAAACCATTCCGTCAGGCATCTGTGATATTGCAAAATCCCAATGTTGCTTTGCTACATCATTAAGCCATGACGGAGCTGATACAACTTTGATGTCTGTCTGAGGTTTAGGCTCATTTAAGTTTGTTCGACAAGGCTGTAAGGTTCCCTGCAGTTTTTTAATTGCAGTTGGTTTTCTTGGTCTTGCCATTATTTTTTTTACCTATCTTTATACACTTGAATAATTTTTCTATAAATCAACAAGTAAATTACTCCCATTTTGCACGCGTGTGTAAAGAACTAACGGGGCGGTTACATTCCTGTGTGTGAACTTTTTTAACTCCCCCTACGGGTCTTGAGAAAGTTACTGTCTTCAATTGCTGTCTTTCTGCTGTGGCATTCATGACATAAAGCCTGTAAATTCTTTAAATTCCAGAACTTATTCATGTCGCCTTTGTGAGGAACTATATGATCAACATCTGTAGCTGGTTTGATTCTGCCGTGTTTGAGACATTCAACGCATAGAGGATGCTCAGCAAGAAATGTCTTTCTGAACTTCTCCCATTTACTTGTATATCCTCTTTCTCTTGAAGATCCTCGATGTTTATCAAACTCATTTGATACTTTTGTTTGATGTTCTCTACAGTATGCTGAACCCTGAACAGCATATTTATGACATCCGGCATACTGACATGGACGAGCAAAAGGACTTGGCATATGAACTATAATCTAATCAATAAACACAGGATAAATAACGAGGAGTAGAACCAATGCTACAAACCACAACATACAACACATCCTTGAACACAATGGTTGAGCTACAGCATTACTTGGAAAATTATTACTACTATCTACAGCGTGATATTGGAGAGCAGCAAATGTCTAAAGGTAAGACATTCATGTGGCTATCATCACTGATACTCACAGCATTACTAGCTCTTTGTAAGTATCTGCCTCAACTCCACATCTCATCAGTAATCTTAGGAACACTATCAGCATTATCAGCTGTAGTTGCTCTGTTTATATGTCTTTATGTATTAGCTCGATATGAAACAAGCTTTAATTGGAACAAAGAGATGTATGTTGCCAATATCTACAAAAAAGGTAAGGTCACACCTGAGCGTGATCTTGAATTAAGACATTTCTGCATTGAAGATTATCAAGAGATGATTAAGTTTATTCAAACATCAGTAATTGATAAAAGAGCTAACTGCTTAAAGTACTCTGTATATCTCATCAGCGCATCAATAGTTTTTGGTTTGTTGTCTTTTATTCTTTTTATTTTATTAGGAGGTTCTATTTAATGTCTGAAGATAAACAACCAAGACAAGCGCCAATACCTTCGAAAGATTGGCATGGTAATAAAAAGAGCATTTAATTAAAAGCCTTTGTATGTGACAGCATATGAAGGCTTTATTGCAACGAATTACATCGTTGAAGCTAGCTCTTATGTATATGATTTTGTAGAAAACAAATCACATAGCCCAAAAGAACAGCAACAACAAAACCAGAAAAGCTCATCTCTGAAAAAGAAAAGTACAGATTGCCATTCAAATAAAACTTCTCTGTCTCAAACAAAAGAGGAAGAACAAAAGGTAAAACAATTTTAAAAGCAAGATCAAAAAATACAGCGCCAAATGCGATTAAAAATACTGCAAACAGCTTTGTTTTCATTTTCTTTATTCTCTAATCTTTATTGCAATGCGTTATATTTCTTACTTAACTCATTCCGCTCAACTGCAATCTCATCACACTTAGCTGAGAGCTTAAGTGCATACTCTGCAAGAGTTCTTCTGTCCTGTCTAAGCTGTCCACATTCACAGGTTGCTTTAGCTTCTCTGGTAGAGGTGGTATTTGTGGACAATGCTGCTTCACCGGAACTGCCACTGTCTGAGCGCAAGCTGTTAGCATGCAACTTAGACATAGCAGCATTGTACTTATCTTTAATCTTGTTAATCTCATCAGTAGCCTCTTTGTCTGCCTGTTCCTGTTTAGCTTGCCATTCATGTTCAGTTTTAAGCTGCTTAACCAGAGCGTCCTGCTCAGTTCTAATAGCTTCAGCCTGCAGGTTAATAATTTCAGCTCTGTAGTGTTTGGCTGTAACGGTCACGCCGAAACAAGCGCCAATAGCGAGACACAGAGTAGCAGTAATTAGCTGTAATTTAAGATCCATAAACAATGTAAACTATAACCCCCATTATGAACGCCAACAAAAGTACATAGCTTGCAACTTGAGCACGAAACTCCTTTTTGCTGTAGTCCTTATAGTCAATTGAGAGTTTTATAGCTCCTAAAAGAAAGGAGCCAAAGAACATTAGATAGATAATTAAGAATGTTGTTTCTAGAGAAGTCATATAAACATTTTATCCATGAAGAACTCTTTCATATCTTTGGATAGCTGAATATCTCTTTCAACTTGAAATATAGCTTGATTTAACTCAATTAGGCTTTTTTCAATAATTGGTAGCATTGAGCTTTCAACTTTAGGAAACTCCAAAAACTTGATATGTTCAAATTTAAAGTTAATGCCTTGATTACACTTTGCGTATAAAAGAGGCCAAGCTATAGATGAAAGAAGCTCATAGAAGCAATTTGGATATTTTTTAGGAATAAAAACACACCATCGTGTAGCATCTTCAAGAACTGTGTCTTTATCAATTCTATTTACTTTTTCAGATGAGGCTGAAAGAGCTACATAGCAGCATCCTGCTTTATAAGTTTTTCCTGTGACCCCTCGTTCAAAATCGCACCATGCATTGTAAGAGACCATTTCCATGCTTCAATTGCCTGTTGTTCTTTTAAAGAAAAACCTTTTAAGGTAGATATGTTTTTTAATAACTTTTGCTGATTATCAAACAGCTCATCTTCTATTAAAACTAATTCGTTTATTGTCTCTGCTAGTGGTGGCGGTGGAGTGTATTCAAATGAATTTACATACCTTGGTATGTTGAGGTTAAATTCATTTTTTTCAACTTCTTCATAGGTAGCAACATGAGCCAACTTTTCAACTTCACTTCTTAAACTGTATAAGCCCAAGATCTTGTTAATGTATTCTTTTTTGACTTTGTTGAATTTACCTTCCTTGTCACATAAAGAACTAGCATCAACTACTAATAAATTCTTTGTCTTTTTTTTGTCAAATACTAAAAGATGTACAGGAATAGAAGTGCACATAAAACAATTATTAGGCAAGCCAATAACTGCATCTACAATATGATCTTTAATTAAGGCTTGTCTGATGTCACCTTCGGAATTACCTCTAAACAAAACGCCATGAGGTAAGATGTAGCATGCTTTACCATCAGCTTTTAATAAACTTAAGCCATATTGAACAAATGCGTAATCTGCTGCTTTTGTCGGAGCGATTCCATACTTATAACAAGATCTATTCTCTTGAGTCCATTTTAGCGAGTAAGGCGGATTGCTTATAAGCACGTCATATAATTTTGGCTCAATAGTTTCAACTTCTGCAAGTACCGAGAATTGAGAACCTTTTGTAAGCCTATACACATGCTTATATTCTTGAGTAAGAGAGTCGCCACAAAGCACTTCACCTTCAATATTTCTAACCATTAGGTTAAACAGCAAGAAAGGAATTGTGCGCTCAGAAAACTCTTCACAGTGAAAATAAGCAGATGGGTTAATTTTCCATAATTGAATTGTTAACGCTCCAGTTCCTGAGCATATATCAGCAGCACTCTCAAAATTTGAAGGTAATAGCTTTGCAGAAAGCTCTGCAATCCCTTCAGGTGTAAAGTCCTGCTTTAGACTATCTCGAGCTGCGTCATTTAGCTGAAAGTCAGTCATCAATTCATCTTTAGAAAGATCATGTTCTTTCACATACTGAGCACATATCTCATTTGGATTTTGCAAGAGTAGAGCTAATAACTTTTCCGGTACTTGATATGATTCTTTTACATTAAAGTATTCACAAAAGTTCATGCTATATACCGTCAATAAATCTTAGTGCGAGACAAACACCATTAAAAAGATTAGTTACATATCAATTAACAAATTTGTTTGTCTCACACTTAAGACCTATCTAAAAGAAAACATGGGAGGAAGAGGTTCTTCTAAACAGTTCTTAAGTGTGAGCTGTCTGTTTTACTTCTGACAGCAAAGAAGTGGGAGTGACAAATACCTGAAACATGTTGTTTAAAGCACCTGAACACGTGGAACCTTTTAAGAAAGAAAAAGCTTTTGTTCAGCCTGTCTTCTCTTTGTTAATCCAGGCAGAACTACACCGCCTGCTTTGTTAATATCTAAAAACTCAAGTGATGCACCGTACTTATCGCCTTTTTTCATCTTAGCCCAAAGTTTATAGCTGATTAAAGTTTGAATTGGTGTTAACTGACGACCATCTTTAGTACGTTTTCCTGACAGATTAAAGAGTAAACTGCAGAGAGCATCAAACATGCCTTGAGTAACTTCAATTTCATCGGCATTCAATGCTGCTGTAATCTGACGTTCTACCTTTTCAAGATCTAACTTTAAAAGACGCTCAGCTTCAAGTTCTGTACAAATACTGTGCTCATTAACATCAGGGCCATGGTGACCATAGCCAATAGTCCATCCTTTTTCGCTTGATACAGGCTTATATGCAGCAGTTCTTAATCCTTCAAAATTCATTATAAGAGCAATACCATGACTACTTACTTTCATCATCTGATTTACCCTCAACTTTCAAGTTAATAACTTGTTTAATCTTTAAAGAGATATAGTCACTGCCCAAGAAGCCTACGAATGTACCAATTGCAACACCTAACTCCAGAGGCCACTTAAAGTAATACTCTGAAATTAAGATAAGTGCAGATGAGAGCATAGAGCATGTCAGAGCTTCACAAATCTTAGCCATGAATTTGCGCTTGGTAGAGCGTAGATATGCCATGATAAAAGAGCAAGCTGTACCAATCATCAAATAAATGACTTCTGGGGTTAAATGTTTATACATAAGAAATAAAAAAAGCCCTCAATTTCTTGAGAGCTTTATTGTTGACAAATTAGGATAATCTATGAGGTAAGAGGAAAGTACCGATATTCAATACGTACTTTTTCACTCTAATTGTTTTATAGTATATTCTTAAAAAACGATCCATTAACGACCAATTAACGATCTTTTTATCCATTTGATTTTAAAGAATAAAGTAGTATTTTTAGGGATTATAGCTGTCTGCTATGAGGATGGCACCCATATTTTTAAAATCTATGTAGCTAGTCGATTTCTGGGCGTCTTGCCACCCGCACTCATCAATGCACTGTCACAGTACCTTGTGAAACATCTTGTTTTGCTTCTTTGTTTGTTTTACCTGGATTATTAAATGATTGTAATCCATCAATATGCTCAAATAAATCATCTGCGACAGGATGCCAGAGAGGATCAAGAACAAAATCAATGCCTTCTCTTCTTGCTAATTTTGCAGCAGGAACAAAATCACTATCACCAGCAATAAGGATAATCTGATCAACTTGTTTTTTTAGAGCCAAGGAAGTAATGTCAATGCCAATACGCATATCAACACCCTTCTGTTTTGCATTTAGTCTTAAATCGTCTTCAGTTAACTCAGAAAAATTTTTATCTCCTCTAAAGAGTTTCTTTAAAACATCCTCTTTCAAAACATACTGAGGAGCTTCAGATAACCTTCCCATACGTAAAGCAAACTTTCTTCTATGCTTTAATTCATCATAAAAAGCTTCTGTCCACTTAAATACGTCTGACTTTCTGAAATTAACAGTCTTTCCTGTAATAGGATTAAAAATATTATCTGTAAGCCATGGACAATCATAATAAAAAATTCTGTACAGATATGAATTAGCTACATGTTTATGACAATAAGATTCAAGCTCTTTAGCTCTTTCTTTTGCAGACTTTTCTCCCCATAAAGATTTTGCTCTTTTTCTGTAAAATCCACCATCTACAAGAATAGCTGTTCTGATTTTGTCCATAAAACAATATTCCACATACTATAAGACCTCGACTTCGTCACTTCTCTGAGAGTGAGAGGACTAATGTCGAGGTCTGAAACTTTATTTACTTGAAGCTTACAACAAAAAATAAAAATGTCAATATATTAGGATAAGAAAATATAAGTTAGGATAGCTTAGGACAAGTCAGAAACTCTCCACAACCTTCTGATAAATTCTATCTTTGAATTTCTCCTGTCTGTCGTAGCTCTTCTCAAGATCTTGAGCATACTGCAGTGTCTTTGGTTCAAGATGTGACAGCTTATCCACACCAAGACACCAGCGAACAGCCTGAGCAGGATCATCATGAGCGCGTTTGTAATGACGACATAAGCGCCTTACCTTCTGATACGAAATATCCAGAGCCTTACAACATTCAGCCATTGATCTGTATTCAGTGCCTTCGTACTTAAACGCTCTCATGCTTAACCTCCTTCTGCAGATAATCGAGTACCAGTTTTTCGCCAAGTACGATTATGTCTCTTACCGCACTTCCTGTGAGATAGCGTACAGCGTCATCATATGGAGTGGCATCATACCTGTCTTTGTGACGTACACGCTTAACCGCAACGCGCTCTTTGAGTACCGACAGGATATCGTACTCATCAAGCCCACGAACGTAATACATCGCAAAGAGCCTATGTACATTAGGTCGTGACTGTTTAAGCCAGCACATAGCCTTCTCCACTTCAAGCGCACTGTCGTCGTCAATGATGTAATCCTCATGTGCTAATCCTGGGTGAAGATATCCAACCGCGCCAAAGTAACGAGCCCACAGCCCATAGTTATGCAACAAATTGAGATATTCAGAGCTGTAGCCGTTTTGAATAGCTTCAAGAATAAATCTAGTCATCATCCCACTCCACACAAACTTCAACTCTTGGCTGTTCGTCATCACAAGCCCACAGCTTAGATGCGCGTAATTCAGTAACCTGTACATCGTCGCGATAGATAATCGCATTCATACCATCAAGAATTGCCTTGATGATATTATCGATATCTGGCTTACCGGGTCTTACTCTTGAACTGCCATACTCACTAATCAGCGCACGCTGTTTCTTGGTGTAGCTCTTAGGCACTCCAAAGAAAGCCTTAATACCAACTCTGCAAGGCTGTGAGTAGTCAGGCTTAACCACCATAGTATCTAATGCATGCTGAGCCTCATACTTCACCAGAGCTTCATAATTGCGTGTCTTAGCCGGAGTAACAGCATGACCGCCAAAGAATCTAGGTCGCCCTTTGCCACATGGTGTACCTGGTACTGAGAATTTAAGCTGCAATTTTTACTCCTTAAATTTTTATAGAGATATTTTCTTACTGTGAATTTTGGCCGAGTACGCCGTAGAGAATATATATAAATAGAAGGGTGTGTTTTATAACACCCTTATATATTTATATATAAGGCGGTTTACTCACCTTGGGTAGTCGAGAAATCACCGATTTACTCACTCTGGGTAAACCGTAAAATTTCCGATTTACCCACACTGAGTAAACCGAGAAAATGACGGTTTTTACTCAGGGTGGGTAGTGAGTAATTTAGGACTACCCACAGTGAGTAAATCGTAAAAATCCCGGTGTACTCAGTAGTTAGCTTATGCTTACAAAAATTTTTAAAAGTGAATATTGTCATACTATATAACTCCTTCCTGAGCATCTAAATCTTTGGATTCCTGTAAATAACGAGATAAATCTTCAATGGTGAACCACTTGCCTCCTAGTGGGCTAAAGCTCTTTGGCAAGTCCTTTAGCCACTTAGCTACTGTTTTTCTCTCTTTTCCCATGGCTTCTGCGAGTGCAGAGACGGTTACACCACAGCTGTGTTCCATGTTGTAGTACGCCTCTCTAAGCTCGTTTTTCTTGTCTTCTAAAGAGGTTTTAAACTGCTTTAGATTGTTCTTTGGATCGCCTTCAAGGAAGTACTTATCAAGTTCTCCTGTGGTGTCAATTCGGTGTATTGGATAGTCAAACCACAAATTAATTGGTTTGAATGATCTGAACTCACGTAATGAGGAGGACACTCTCCATGCTGAGCGATAATCAGAGACAGAATCATCCCAATCGAGCTCTTTACCTTTCTGCTGTGTTATATCAATCTCTGAGAAGTCGATAATTGCATCAGGGTCACGTGTCAGCACTCCACTTCCGGATGCTCTGTCAATTGATTTCTTACTGCCCTGAGCGCCTTTTGAATGGTGGTGACAGTAAATCATACTTGCGCCTGTCTTGGCACCGATTCTGTCGAAGTAATTACAGAACTCTGACATATCAGCAGCACTGTTCTCATCACCAGTAATAACCTTGTAAATAGGATCGATAATGATGGCTTTAATGCCTGTAAGCATTGTTGCCTGATCAATGATGTACTGACTCAATCTGTCGAGTGGTAACGCATGACCACGCAAATGCCATAAGATAATGTTTGAGATATTTGGATTTTCATCAGGATCAGTTGAATATCCCAATGCTGAGTATATCTTTCTGAAACGTTCATCTGCCGAAGGGCCGTCAATTTCAAGATTGACGTATAAAACCTTGCATTTCTCGCACTGGAACTTACCAAGCCATTTTCCACCTTCTGCGAGAGCTACACACAGCTCCATAAGAGCAAATGACTTACCGGCTTTTGAAGGACCAGCGATGATCATCTTATGACCTTCACGCAACACACCTTCAATCAGTGGATTTGGAATAGGATCAGGATGCAAAAACTTCTCTGATAAAGAAGTAATTGAAGGTAGTGGATTTTCAACCTCTTCAAGAGAATTGCGCCATACAGACCAGTTCTGTGCACCTATATTTGTGGCAAGTAACTTCTGAACTTTGCCGTTACGTGTTGCGCCAGGAAGACGTGACAAACGCATCACATTCTTGTTCTGAGTGTCAACCTTAAACTTATGATTAGATAAGAAAGTGTACAGAAATGCCACTCTTTGAGCGTATTCCTTTTCATTGACAGCATCAATTTTAACAATAGCATGTAATGATTTAGTGCCACTGAATACCAGTGCTGCAATAGGCAGATTCCATCGTTTGTAAGCTCTGTACTGTTCTTCAATTGATACTTCATCTGATTCGATTAGCGTGTATTTAAAGGCTGTAGCGTTTTCATCTCTTACACCTTTGCCGTCACATGGATTAAATCGAATCCATGCGCCAGCATCTGCATTCCAGTCTCCAATGGTTGCACCTAAGTCGTCAGAATACTTCTCAAGAGAAGATAGCAATTGCGATACAGTGCGACTGAAATCACCTCTATTGGCCGGTGTATATTTACCGTCTTCTCTCTGAAAAGAATTGACGACAATTCCTACGTAATCATCAGGCTTAAATAGTGTTTCAAGGTATACTTTCAGCTGTTGAGCGCCACTTAAATGACTGTAGTTGTCAGGGAGCGGTGAGCGCTCTTCTTTCTGAGATACCTGAGTGTAAGGTTCATCAACACTAATTTCGTCGTCAAAGCTGATTTCATGACCCTTTTCGCTTTCAGGACACCATCCCAATTCTCTTGCCATCTTGTAAATGCTTTTAACTGTTACATTACTGGTGTTTGAGCTACCGAAAGAGCGCCATTTACTCTGACATACATTTGGACGATAGCGGGAATCATTGCGTGACCATTCATCCCATACATCACAGCTGTAAGAACCATCATGCAGTGCCATTCCCACTTCAACCCACTTCTCGTAATTTAAGCTCTTTGGGTCGATTGCATATAGAGCGTCTTTTAAATCATCTTTCATAGTAAAATCTCTTACTGTTTAGGAGTGTATTGAGAAGGAACAATCTCATTTGGAACGATCCAGTGATTTGCTGCAATTCTGTCAATTAAGGATGTAGCATCTTTCATTGACCATGTGCCTACAGATTTAAAGCCATAACGCTCCAGCAGTCTTATCTGTTTAGCTGTAGTTAAATGTTCATTGGCACGTCTCATAAGCACATCAATCAGCTTGGTAGCTTTTCCACGTGAATTGATACCGTCAGCACTGATATTGAATTTTTCAATAAGTTCTATCTGCTTTTGGGTAGGAGGTTCTAACTCCCATTTGAAAGTTGGTTCGTAGTCGTCAAGATTCTCTTCAATCGAAAAAATAAACTGCAGAGGATCGACAAACTTGGCTTTTTTACGTCTTTGAGCTTCAAGCTCTTTAGCTAAAGCCTCTTTGCGCTGTTGAACGATATCTGTTTCCGCCTGTTCTTCAGCTTCAAGAATGTCAATACCGTCATCACTGTCATCAATTAGTGCAGCTCTTTCTACTTTTAAATCTATATTTTGGGCATGTTCTGCGTCTTTAGCTATGATGCAGCTTGGACGACATAAAGATAATTTTGCCGTCATCCACAAAAAATCTAAAAGCAGTAATTCCTTTTTGCCTGGATACAGTCGCATACCACGGCCAACAATCTGTGTATACAGTGAACGTGACTTTGTTGGCCTGAGATTTACAATGCAGTCAACTGCAGGACAGTCCCACCCTTCTGTAAGAAGCATTGAATTGCATATAACGTTGTATCTGCCACTTTCAAAATCTGACAAAATTTCTTTTCTGTCTGCACTTTCGCCATTAACTTCTATTGCACGAAAACCTTTAGAATTTAAAAGTTCACAAAACTGCTGAGAGATTGCAACCAGTGGTAAGAACACAACTGTTTTACGATTGAAGCACAGCTTAGTCATTTCGTTTGCAATCTGTTCAAGATATGGTTCTAATGCATTTCCCAAACCAGAAGGTATATAATCTCCACAGGATGTGCGTACATTTTGAAGATCAATATTAAGTGGAATCATCTTTGCTCTTATTGGCGAAAGATAACCATCTTTCACTGCCTGAGCTATTGGGTACTCAAACGCAATAGAATCAAAGAAAGTACTTAAATCTTTTTTATCACTTCTGTCAGGTGTGGCAGTAACGCCCAACACTCTGGCATTGTTGAAGTACTCAAGCACTTTCTGATATGATGATGACAGACAATGATGTGCTTCGTCGACGATGATTAGATCGAATGCATTATGGGGATAAGCATTTAATCTTCTGTCATTGGTTAGTGTTTGAACAGAACCAATGACTATTTGTGCATCACTGTCTGCTGCAGAAAACTGAGCTTTTTCAAACTCTGGTATTAAACCTGTTACAGCTTGAAGTTTGTCTGAAGCCTGTTGTAACAGCTCATCACGATGAGCGATGATAAGAGCACGCTCTCCTTTGGCTGCACATTTCTGTGCTACTGCAGAAAAGCATACTGTCTTACCTGTTCCTGTGGCCTGTATGAGGAGGGTTTTAGCCCTCCCCTGTGACCACTCATCGAAAACAGCTTGTACAGCTTTTTTCTGATAAGGTCTTAACTCCATTTAACACTCCTAATCCAACAAATCATCATTAGAAGTGTTAGTGGCAGGCTTGTTTACCTGAGAAGTTCTGACTGTAGAGCTTTTAAGCGCTGCAGTTGAGTTCTCTGCGCTTAAATTTGCATCTATGAAACGATCAATATCGTTTGTCTGTTTTTCTTCACCGTTCTTATTGGTATAAGTACGATGCTTAATCATACAGCGACCTTTCTTGCCTACAAGTTGATCCCACTTAACGCGAACCTTTTCACCTTCTTTCTTTAAGCCTACAGAGCGAAGGAACTGAGACAGCTTCCATTCCATAGATGAATACATGATTAAATCTGCATTTACAGAAGTTCTGCCCTGATCGCTATCAATAGCCAGAGTTAAAGCAGCCTTGTTGCAAGGTGGAATTTTAGTTGAGCCAGGGAAACGACCGCGCTCAAACTTAGTTACTGTAAAAGCGTACTCACCTTCATCAAGAAGAATAAAGTCACCACCATCCTGTTCAATCTCGTCATCCCAACCGAGTTCATAGCCTTCATTAGCCATAATTAAATCTCCTAAAATAATGAATTGTTAAGTTTGGTTAAAATCTTGTCCCACTGTGAAACGAGCTTGTGAGCGTATTCACTAAGTGGTTTGTTCTCTTCATAGTTCTTGGAACCAGCTAACAGCTCGCGTAACTGAGTTTCAGTAACATTGTCTTTTTTCATAAGCTCTGTAAGTTTCTGTTCTTCAGTTTGTGCTGCAGAAGAATTGCCGAAATGTTCGGATATAAGGTCATAATTCATATCAAGCATGTCTTCTAAGCCGTAGCGGTTCTTTGCGTCCCAGCATGGATGGTGACTTGTATAGATAACTCTTTTACCGCCTGTAGCCTTTGCTGAGCCATTATCAGAATGTGATACATAGGTTTTATAGTTCAGAAAGAAAACAGCATCAGCCCATTCTTTTATTAGTGGAGAACTCTGACGTGTAAGCTTGAGTTCCCATCTGTCAAAGGCTCCCTGCTCATCTGGCAGTTCCTGTTTTCTCATTTTGGCGTGAGCTGTAATAACGACATGCTTACCTGATGCAATAACTTCATTTAATGCGTTCAGCATCTTTTCAATTTCTTCTGAAACGTATGTGTAGCCTTTTCCATAACCGAAAGATTCGATAGATGGCTGTTTGTACTTTTTGCAGATTGAATTGATTGCAAGCTGTTCAGCCCAGTCAGCTGTATCAAGAACCAGAGTACTGCATTCGTCTTTGTTTAACTTTGCAACTTCAGTGATGGTTTCAAGCAGTTCTTCCCATGAGGTGCGACATTCGACACGAGCCACATCAAGATGTGCAGAGCCTCCTTCTGTATCGATAAACAAAGGATTTGGAAAATGAGAAGCAAAAGTAGTTTTGCCGATTCCTTCAGGGCCGTAAATAACGACTTTTTGAGGACGCAATACTTTGCCTCTTGTGATATTTAATTTAATTGCCATATAATGACTCCATACTTTTTTTGTGTTTTACCTAGTCAACTTTGACTAGGTTTTCTTTTCCAGGCACTCTGATTAACAGGCCACCAAGTAATTCTTCAACTCTCTTTTTACCCAGCTCTTTTTCAACTGCTGTAAGAGTTTTTATCTTGTCAATATGCTCATAAGGTTCAATGCCGTTACTTTGTAATGTTCGAGCAACTTCTGTCTCATCTGTATACTTGCGTACACTGCGACCAGGCTTAATTACAAAACCTTTCCATTCTTTGCCAGCTTTTGCGCAGTTAAAGGCGTATTCTTTTACATCTTTAATCCATGAAATAATCTCGTCTCCATGGTTTAACAAAGTTAAAATCTCGTCTTCTGTCAAACTCTGAGTTTCACCCATCTGTTCATTGAACTCCTTTAAGATCTCCATAAATTCTTCACTGTACTTTTTGCAGGTAGCTTTTGCCTTGCAGAAACGACACCAGTCGCCTTTTACAAATACACCATTACTGCTAAGAGCCTCTTCAGCTTTTGGTTTGAATAATGTCTCTGCTGCTTCCAATAATTCTTCAATCGATACTGAATATGTACTAATGTTTTCTACATTAAGCTGATAGATAGTCATTGTTACAGTTTGAATGCTCTCGTACACTTCTTTGAAAGTTGAGTAAGCACCAAGCGCATACAACATCATCTGAGGATTTTTAAAAGCGTTGACTTTGACTCCGACACCGTTCTTGTAGTCAACAATGTTGATGTTGGTGTCATTGATGATGATGCAGTCAGCTGTTCCAAAAGCGCCCTTTGCGGTGTATTCTGAGAAGTCAATTTTCTGCTCAATCATTACAGCGCTACCATCTGTTACAAGATCACCGATAAAGTCTGCATAACCTTGAGCGTTACGCTCATCATCAGCACTGTATTCGTACTGTGGTCTGGTTACTTCTCTACCAAGCTTTTTTGCAAGCTTATAAGCACATAATTCATGTACTTCAGTACCTTTTTGTGCGTCTGTAGAGGTGTTATCAGGCAAACCTTCACAGGCTTTAATGCTTGCTGTACAGTTCAGCCAGCGATGTGATGCTGATGCGCTTAAAATGGAATGTTCAGCCATGACTTAAGACCCTCTAAAACTGATACATAGTCACACTGTTTAACTTCAGACAGCTTTTTTGCGCCATGCTTATGAAGTAAATCAAGAAAATAATCGCGACCGCCATTTACTTTTAATGTTTCAGTGGCAAACTTTTTTAAATCTTCAATTTTGATTTCCTTTTCAAGCTTGATAACAGGCTCTTTACCATCTAATTCGCTTAACTTTCTGCGAATTTCATCGAGTGAAATCTGAATGCGATCTAATTCACCCACAATGTGAGCTACTGTTAATGCTTCTTTAGCAATACTCTCTGACATTTAGTTAGTCTCCCTGTTAAGTTCTTTCCATACCTTAAGTTCTGGATAAGCAAGCTTTAGGTACATTAGTCTTGCTCTTGGACACCCCTGTTCTCTCCAGGAACAGACAGAAGAAGTTGCAATTTTGCAGATATTGGCAACTTTGGTAACTCCTCCTAGCTCCTGAATCAGACGATCGGCCAATTCCCCCTTTAAAAGATTTTTAATTTCTTTTGGCTTTTTCTTACTTGTCATACTGTATTTTTGAGCCCTCCTAAAAATTAACTTTAAAATTATGATAGATATATCTAGTTTAAATTGCAAGCCTTGCCGAGCAATTTTTATACTAAACTGTTAGATATATCTAGTTATTTTTATTTGTTGGAGGGGCTATATGTTTGATTTTTCTCAATTAAATGAAAGGATTTTATATGGCTTACAAAAAACAGGTAAAAAACAGGCTGACCTGTGTAAATTTACCGGATGTAAATCATCAACTGTCAGTGACTGGTGTAATGGAAAAGTAAAAAAATTAAATTCTGAAAATGCCTTTAAGGTAAGTAAGCTTTTGCAGTTAAATCAGGAATGGCTTATCACCGGCAAAGGTTCACCAGATGCAGATGCTCATGACATCATTGCGCTGGATGATAATGAGCAACCATCTGATGATTACGTTCAGATTAAAGAGTATTCAATAAAATGTGCTGCAGGTAATGGCAGAGAACCAACTTATGAAGAACAGCACGAAAGTGTACCTGCAACGTATCGCCTGTCATGGTTTCAGCGTATTGGCGTGAATCCAAATCACTGCAAAAGATTCGTTGTTACAGGTGATTCGATGATACCAGTGCTGTATAACAACGACAGAATACTTGTAGATTTAAGCGATACTTTTCCTATTCACAATAACCATGTTTATGCCATTGTCTTCGGTAATGAAGTCAGAGTTAAAAGACTTATATCTCAGATGAATGGTGATTTAATCATTCGTTCAGACAATCGTGACAGCTACCCAGATGAAATAATTAAACACGATGAAGAAAATGTTAACTTTCGTGTTATTGGCAGAGTCATTGAGAAGTCTGGTGATGGTGGGTTGTAAAAATTTTGACATTACGTTTTCAATCTTTTATAGTTGACAAAAGTAAACGTTCACAAATAACAGCGAGGTAACTAAGATGGATTTAATGCTATTTTTAAGAAGCATTGCCCGTTGTTGCTTCTTTATTACAACTAAGAATAGACAATCTGATTTAAACAAAGCTAAGTATATAGCCTCATTAGATCGTATTGAAGATAACCTAAACAAAGAAGAAGAACTGGGTTATCAACGTCACTTTATTGCAGTAGGTAATAGAATAAGACGTGCTGCCAAGGAATTATCTAATGCCAACTAATAACAATCAAATAGATAAAGATAATTCAGCTAAAACTCAAAAGGTTGCTCTTATCAGAACTCACCAAGAAGTTAGATCTGGTCCAATTCCATCTCCTTCTGAAATGAAACAATATTCTGAGGTTGATTCTTCATTGCCAAACAGAATAATGGCAATGGCGGAAAAAGAACAGCAACAAACGTATGAGCTTAGAAAAAGTATTATTGATAAAAGAGATTTTATCTCTTGTAGAGATTATGATTACGATGTCAAAGCTCTTAGATACTGTACTTTTCTATGCTTTTTATTTATGTTGTTGGCAGCTTTATTGTTTTATTTAGACAAAACAGGTGCAGCTGTATTTTTTGGTGTAACAGCATTCATTACATTACCCAAAATGTATTTAGCTCCAAGAGCAAATAAAACAAGTAAAAATAAAGAAGATAAAACCGAGCAACAATAAAATAACAAAAGCCAGTACTAAGATACTGGCTTTAACATTCTAGATTACAACGTTAAGTGTTTTACCTAAAACTCTCAAAGCACTCATCTCCCAGTTGCTTCGTCTTGCAGTGCTACACAGCGTTCTGGTAATTACTTACTAAAAATCTCTTTTAAGATCTTAAAGCACTCATCTCCCTCTTTGTAACGCTGTTCAATCAACTCTTTAAGCTTCATCGCCTGTAACTCTGATACAGGTTTCTTTCCATTCTCCATAATTGAGATGTAATTACTACCAACACCAACTTTTTCACCTAACTCACTGGTAGTTAAGCCCAATGCCATTCTTAAACGCTTATATAACTTTCCATCCATGATTTAATGTCCTATAATCGGAGTAGGTGGGGCTCTCACCCCACCTTGCTTTCTAGCTTAAGCTTTTAATCAAGTTAAACAGGGTTAGTGCTTTCTCTTGATTACTTTTGCTAGAAAGTATCCAAAGGATTGTTAACATCAAAGTTAAATCATTCTCATCCATTTGAATATCTCCGTTAGTTGAACATCTCTTTTCGAGTCCCCGTTCTCATTGAACGTGCTTATATTGTAATACTATTTATTACTTTTGTAAATAATTCTATTAAATCACATCAAAATTTTAACAGCTATTTTTAATTAAATTCATTTATTTTTCAAAAAGATAAAATCTTTTTATCCGTTTAGCTAGATATATCTATTGATATTTAAGCTAGCCGCATCTATTATTAAAACATCAACTAGATATATCTATCAATTAACAGGTAAAAACAAATGAACAAATACACCATCACAACACTATCTCACGACGAGATTATCAGAACTGATTACTGCAAAAACAAGAAGGACGTAATCAACTTTTTAATTCTCAATACCAGGATCAACTCAGACGTTGTATCTGCACTTCATTACAGAGTATTTGATGACTCTCAAAACGAAATGGCTATTGAAATTGATGCCAAAGCAGTGCTTGTTAACGCTCTGGATTTCGTGAAGCAGTTTCAGATTGTAGACAGATTGTTTAAGGCTTTCAGAGCCTATCAAAAAAACAATAGAGTTTTAACCTTTGGAGAAAGGCCTACGGTCAAGGTTGCTTGATGAAAGAGAAGTTACGACAGCTGGCAGTGAATGTCATCTTAACGTTTTGCGTTCTCTGCCTTTGGTTCACGATTTACGAGATTTATACGTTCTAACTCCTAGTGTTGCGTATTGGTGAGGTTCACAGCCTCACCCTTTTTGGAGGATTAACTATGAATGAAATACTGACTAAAGATGAGGTTGCAGCACTTCTGCATACTTCAACAAAGACACTCAGCAGAATTAAGCAGAAAGATCCTACTTTTCCTGTTGGTGCAAGTTTGACTCTTGCTCCAAACGCCCCAATGCTGTGGTTTAAAGAAGATATTCTTAACTGGTTAAGAACAAAACAACTACAGGCACAGAGAATTTAACATGATCAAAGTATTCGGAGTTCCGTTTGAGTCATCTGTTTCACTGCGTAAGGCACTTGGACTGTATGGCAGTAAATGGTGTGAAAAAGCAGACATTACAGAGCTGTTAAGGTGTGCGTTTCCGATGTTTACAAGAGCTGATCATGTCAGAAACATGGAAGGATTTAAAAATGATGGAATATTTATGGCAAAAGTTCCGGCTCAAGCGGAGATTTACGCTAATTACAGAGACGAATTTGGAATAACAGTTCCATTTGACCTGGCCGGCAGAATTATATGCACACCATACAAAGAACTTGATTCAAACATTAAACACAAAAGGGAAGTAAAAAGAATGGAATCACCAAGAATTGAAATTGAAACAGCTGCACCTGAGAAGAATGATCTTACTGAGTTGAAAAGCGCTCTATTAAGTGAGCTAGACAATATACGTAACGCTCAAAATTATGTAACTGAAGACGGTGGTATCGATGAAGAAAAAGCAAAAATGCTGTTCAAGAGAGTAGAGGCAGTCAATAACATTGCAGCCAATGTAACAGCGATTCATCAGGTTGAACTTCAGAGTAAAAGGCTGCAACTTGATGCAGTAAAAACAGCAATTGATAACGGGTACAGCGTTAAATTAAAGAGCAATCTGTTAGGAGTTGAAATTGACCAGCGCAGGTAAAAAATGGTCGCGTAAAGACAAAAAGTGGACAGATGAAATTATGGAGTTTGTAAAGTCTGTCTGTCCTTTACGTGAGCACGGATTTAATTCAAGACGAGAGCTTACTGAAGAAATCAATAGAAGATTTGGCAGAGAGTTTTCTATTGTAGCTCTGTGCAATCACTGCTATGAAAACGGCATTCAGCTAGGTTTGTGTTATAGCAATTCAGATGTGCCACATGGAGAAAAACACTGGAGGCATAGACCGGTTGGATCATTCCAGATTAAGAAAGATTACGTAAGGATCAAGGTAGCAGAACCTAACAAATGGATGCAGTATCAGCGTTATGTTTGGGAACAAAATCATCCTGGACAGAGCGCCGAAGGCAAGACTGTTATTTTTATGGATGATAACACCAGAAATTTTGATCCTACAAATCTTGAATGTGTTGAGCGCGGAGAATTATCTGTAATGGCTGAATTAGGTTGTACTACAAATGCCACAAGAGAAGAAAGAGAAATATATCTTTTAAGGGCCAGGGTGATTTGCGCACGTTCAAAACTAATCGGTCAAAAAGAAGCTGCAAGAATGAGATGCAAAATTAATTACGAAAAAAGAAAGAATAATCCTGAAGTTAAAGCCAAAAGAGCTGCATATGCAAAACAGAGAATGGCAGAAATTATGGCTGATCCTGTCAAACATCAGGAATTTCTTGAAAAGCAGAGAGTTTATCGAGAAAAGAATAGAGAACGTATCAATCAATGGACTAGAAATAGAAGAGAGAAATTACAACATGCAAATTAAATATGAATTAGATGAAGGTGCTTATGCACCAATGCGAGCACATGACAGTGATGCAGGCTTTGATCTTGCCTGTAAAGAAGATCAGATGTTAGAGGCTAACAAAGCTAACACCATTGATACAGGTGTACATATTCTAATTCCTGAAGGTTATGTAGGTCTTGTATGTCCACGCTCATCATTCAATGTTAAAGGTATTAGTACACCGATTGGCGTTGTTGATGCTGGTTACACAGGTTCAATCAGAGTGATATTGGAGCCATATAACCTGACAAAGATTTTTAAGGGCAACAGAGTGGCACAGTTAGTGATCCTTCCCCTTCCACAGGTTAAGTTAGTGCCTGGTGAAGTTATTGGGGCTAAGACAGAACGCAGTGCAAATGGCTTTGGCAGTAGTGGAGTTTAGAAGCAATGAAAGAAGAGATGAAAGATTTAAGAAGGTAAGCATTATGGCAGGAGAACAGAATGGTAACTTTACAAGTGACAAGCAAAGACTTACTATTAGATAAGCATGACGTAGCTCAGATGTTCAAAGTCAGTGAGCAGAAGATTAACTTACTCCTACGTACAAGTGATTTTCCACAGCCATTCAAGCTTGGCAACAGTTTCCAAGCTACACCTTTATGGAGACTTGAGGATTTAAAAGCGTGGATTGACAAGCACTACGGCGAGAAAAGTTAAACACCCAAAAACTACACCCACTAACCACAACAAATTGTTACAAAATAAGTGGTTAGTGAGTTTTATTTTAATCCCGTTCTCACCGCCATAGCACCTTTTAGGTGCTTTTTTTATATATAATATCAGCTAATTATCCTTTCTATTTTTTCTTAATTTTCAATAAAATAATCGTTAAAAATCGGTGATACTAGCAGAGTTAGTAGCAGAGCTAGTAGCAGAGCTAGTAGCATATAAATGCTATAACGTATGGCGGCTGTATGGCTTTTACATATGTAAAATTACCAGAACGGCTAAACTTCACATAGAAATATTATTCAAGTCTTAATATACTGCTATCAATAAATTAAAATCTGAAAAGAAAAGATAGTGCAATAGTAAGAAAGCAATTAATCAGATAAATTTAGACAACTGTCTATAAAAATAGACTCACGTATTAATATATAAATGCAAAGATGTTATCCTTAGACATTAGTTATTTCAATAAATGTATTGTATATTAACGTCAATACAATTCTTGAAGGTAAAAACGTGATAGTGAAAAGAGTGTGTCATGTCTAGTTTAAATGATAAAGAAATATTTGATCTAATCGAAAAAAAGCAACTGTCAATAACACCTCTGGATCCAAATAACATTCAACCCGGCAGCATAGACCTGACTCTAGGATCAACTGTTGACCATTGGGAATGTAGTCAAGATGAAACATTAGATTTGACTTTAGACAATAACAAGCAGTTCATTGAAAATCAATTTAAAACAATTGATATTACAGATGGATATGTTTTAGAACCAAATGATTTTGTTAGAGGTCACTCCGCCGAGACCATCAAGCTACCAAGTTTCATCAATGGAATTATTGTAAATAGAAATAGTCTATGTTCAGTAGGTTTGGATGTTTCTATATCTCAATATATTAATCCTTCCTATCAGAAGAATAAAATTATTGTAATCAGAAACATAAGTCACAATAGAATTAAAATTAAAAGTGGTATAAGAATCTGCCAGTTAATTTTGTTCAGGATGCAAGGCGATTCAATTCGTAACTATGCAAATAGGCACTCAATAGACTCTTTAAAAGATTTTATTGACATTAAGAGTGCACAAGTTAATAAGAATATCGATAATTCTTTATCTGACTTCATGGAAAAGCGAATTGAAGAGATTGCTTCTGGAAGAAACAAATGAAACTATCAGAACAAAGAACTCGTTTAAGAGGATACATTTATTCTCAAAGCTATAGAAATATTCTTACAGCTATAGCTACTAAAGAGCTTTCCTCGATATATAAAATTAGTAAGAATGAAGCTCCACTTACAGAAAGTGATATTAGTAATTACATCAGAGATAACTTTGATCATTTAAACAGTGAGACAAACAAGGCTATCGAGCAACTCGTTAAAGAGATCCTTCCTGATGATGATTTTAAAACCAAAGCTAAAAAAGCATTTCAGATATTCTTTGATTTAGATGTTTTAGCTATTCTTCTTCTTCCAGTCTTATATGTATGTGTCAGATATTCAATAATTGAATATAAAGAATCTAATACCATAACAGAATGCGCAGATGGAATTGTTGCATCTATCTTTGTATTGCTTCTGTTATCTTTCAGTACATATTATTACTTTAAGAACAAGTAACTGACATTGAGCAGTAAAAATTATGAATATATTCTGATTTATTTAAGTGTTTGATTTTCGATCACTTTTTAAAATAACATGCTTAATGTAACAATTATTTTAAATAAATCAATCTGATAATGTT